CTTTGGCGGAGCAGGAAAACTACGCTGGCGCAGCCGGTGGTATGCAAGTTACTCCGAAGGCTTTTCAAGAAGTTCAAAACAAAGGTTATTTGCCCAAGGACTATGAATTGGACAACCCGCAGCATCGGCTGGAGGCTGGCGTAGCGTATATTCGTTACTTGGCCGATATGTTTGACAATGACCCGGAAAAGATAGCTGCGGCTTATTACGGAGGCCCAAGCGCGGTATCGGAAAGCGGCATTCGCCGGGAGCGTGGCGACCCTAAAAATCCAGATGCTCCAACGGTAGGGGAATACGCTGATCAGGTATTGGCTCGGATTATGCCGACTGCTCAGGCTAGCGGAATGGCTGAGGGCGGCTTGGTTGAACCCGGCAACATTGATGTCTCAAAACTGCCAGCAGTCCGTAACGCTGATGGAACTTACAGCACCGTAAGATCTATGGGCGTTAACATCAATGGGAAGGAAGTCCTAATACCAACGGTAGTTAACGGGCGCGTGGTTTCGGAGAAAGAAGCCATTAATCATTATTTGAAAACCGGAAAGCATCTTGGCGTTTTTAGCACCCCTGAAGAGTCCAGCGCCTACGCTGAGAAGCTTCACCAAATGGAAGCTCAAAGGATCAAAAAGGCTCGTGGCGGTGCCGTTGAAGACACAACAGACTACACGCAATACAACGATCGCATCCTTCGTGCATTGATTAAGCGTTATGGCAACGAACAGAAAGCTCGTCAGGTAATGCGAGACACCGATGCCGGAGTGCTACTCAAGATTATGCGAGAAGAGGAAAGTGCTGCGCGATACAGTCCCGATGAGCGGGCCTTGCTAAGGCGTTACGCAAACAGGTAGAGTCAAGCCCATGAAAAAGAAGGACAAGTACATTCCAGTCCAAATAGAAGACGGGATATGGTACCGGGTCCGTGGGTACACACACTCGGAGTGCTGTGACTGTGCGTTGGTTCACAAGGAAGAGTATCGACTTGTAGATGGCCATCTGGAATGGCGTGCATCTCGGGACGATAAAGCAACCAACAAGCGCCGCAAGGAACTAGGCATAAAGGTGGATCGTGCCGACAAAGGTAAATGATTCTGAATTCATCGAAGCTTGGAAAAAACTAAAGAGCGCCAGTAAAGTTTCAGAGTTCTTCAAGATGGACGTACGAGCCATCCGAGCCAGAAGAAGAACCATAGAAATCAGATACGGCATATCGCTGCCGTCTGAGAGTAAAGGCCTAGGAAATAGCTGGCGAGCACAAAAAGGGCAGATACTGGATAAAATCGCAGAGCATCGGTCCAAGGTCTACAAGCATGTGATGGACTACGAGCTGCACGATGGTGTGGTTCTTGTGGCATCGGATGCGCATTACTGGCCCGGTATTGTTACTCCCGGACACGAAGCCTTTTGTAAGTTAGCCAAGCAATTAAAGCCTGCAATGGTGGTGCTCAATGGCGACATCTTGGATGGCGCTCGCATCAGCCGTCACGCTCGGATTATGTGGGAAAAGCAGCCCGAGCTGAAGGACGAGATCCACACCGTTCAGGATCGCTGCGCTGAGATTGAAAGAGCCGCTCAAGGTGCCAAGTTAATCCGCACCATTGGTAACCACGACAGTCGATTTGAGAACTACCTGTCTGGTCGAGCTGGCGAGTTTGAAGAGATGGTAGGTACGACGTTGCTCGACTATCTCCCGCGTTGGGAGGCTGGCTGGGCGTTGCATCTGAACCGCGAAGAGGATGGCTGGGTCTGTATACGGCACCGTCCGGTCGGAGGAGGCATTCACTCCTCGTACAACTCAACCCTCAAGGCTGGGGTGTCCTATGTCCACGGGCATCTCCACAAGCTTCAGGTTACGCCGTGGGCGGATTATCGCGGTCGCAGATATGGCGTAGACACCGGGACTCTTGCGGAACCATACGGGCCGCAGTTCAACTACACCGAGGCTGGCCCGGTCAACTGGGCATCGGGCTTTGCCGTTCTTACTTTTGTGGGCGGTAAGATGCTTCAGCCGGAACTGTGCGTCGTCGAACATGGTAAGGCTTGGTTCCGGGGTAAAGAGGTCTAGGGGAATCTTACACCCTCTGAGCCGACCTTTTGGTTCTGAAGCGACTCCACGTAAGCCGTCACTATGGCTTCGATAAACTCGTCAAACTGGTCGGGTTTGAAGTCCATGAAGTTGTAAACCCCACAGGCTTCGATGAAGTAACCCGCAGCCGCAGCGGCATCGTTCAGGGCAATCTTTTCGTTTGGTGACTTGTCGATCATATAGTCATCCATGCAACGCATTGAACAAAAGCGAGCCTTTGGTTTCAGTACCCCCGGCGGCGGCAGATACAGGAACCCCCGTGCCTCCCGATTGCACACCGGGCATAAACCGAAACTCGACAATCTCTGTGTACTTGCCATTCTTACGAACCTGAATCTCGGTGGGCTTCATTAAGGAATCTGCCTTCGCAACAGCGTCTACGGTCGTGCCGGGGAGAATGCCGGGGCCGGTCATACGCTTGCGCCACCACTTGAGAGCCTTATCACGGGGGTAGCCCTTATGGTCGAAGCACACCCATTCCCGATAAATCTCTAACCCAGCGCGATACTCAACCCGCATAGAGTCAGGCTTACCGGGCTTCTTGTGTATCCGATAAGTGACAGAGTTGACCTTGACCCATTCGGCGGGTGCGCTTGCACTCATCACCGGCAGCGTCGTAGCGGTCTGGTCGATAGCCGGAGCCGTGGGTGGCCATACATAGCCGCAGTCAGGACACTCGGAGCACCCGGCAAAAACGATGCTCATGCACTTGGGGCAGTCCTTGGTCGGCGCTACGCCTTCTCCGGTCGTTTGGCGGGGCTTCTTGGGGTTCACCCGATCTACCGGACCGTGCCGTGCAATGTTCCCCGCAAAGTCCAAAACCAAGCAGTCAGACTTACCCGGAGAGTTACGCATCCCGCGTCCCATGATTTGTATATACAAGCCGGTTGACTGAGTGGGTCGCAGCAGTGCCAGCAGATCTACAGCAGGGGCGTTAAAGCCGGTCGTGAGCACCCCCATGGACGCAATAGAACGGATTCTCCCGGCCTTGAAGTCACGCACGATACGATCCCGCTCTGCGTCAGGGGTATCCCCGAAGATCGTTTCACAACTGATCCCATAGCGTCTGACGATGTTGGCTACGTCGGTAGCGTGTTGAACCCCGGCGCAGAAGATCAGCCAAGACTTCCGCTCGGCTCCGAACAGCACGATTTCCCGCACGATGGATTCATTCACATCAGCACGATTAACCGCACGCTCCAACTCACCGGGCACAAACTCGCCACCCCGAACACTGACCCCGCTAACGTCAAGGCGCGTCTTGGGCTGCTTGGACATCAACTTGGTGAGATAGCCCTGCTCCACCATGTCTTTCAAATCGGCTTCGTATGACACGCCGTCGAACAGGCTATCGTTTCCAGAGTGCAACAATCCAGAATCCAACCGATATGGCGTGGCAGTCAATCCAATCACCCTGACATGAGGGTTCATAATCTTCAGGTTGTTGAGGAACTTCTGGTACATCGTATTGGTCTTACGCGGAATCAGGTGCGCTTCATCCACCAGTACCAAGTCCACCTTCACGAACTTGGATGCCTTTCGGTGCACCGACTGTATCCCACAGAATACGATTGACGGGTCATAGTCCCGCTTCTTTAGCCCAGCCGAGTTGATGCCAGCCGGAGCTTCGGGCCACAACCCTTTTAGCTCTTCGTAGTTCTGACGGATCAATTCACGAACGTGCGTCACAACCAAAATCTTTGTATCTGGCCACTGCGCTAAAACGCGCTTACAAAAATCTGCGATGACAACGCTTTTACCAGTACCCGTAGGCAACACAATCAAAGGATTGCCTTCTTGCTCTTGGAAATACCGAAGGGTGCTATCTATCGCTTCTTCTTGATATGGTCTGAGTGTAATCACGAATCCAACTCCGGTTTCGGGCATGACTGAACAATTGACATTGCCACTTGTTTCACTCGTTCTAGTTCACCAACGGCTTGAGCCATGATGAGCGCGTAGGCATAGCAATCCAGAGCCTTCATAACGATCTCTAAATCGTCAGCGGTCAGCAGCATGGTTGCGTCTACTTCTACCTCGTCCTCATCTATTTCGATTTGTCGATCCATACAACCCCACCCCGCAGTGAATACTCAACCCAGTTAGGACCCGAGTTTATCTGTTCGCCGGGGATCAGGTCAGGAACAAAGAGATGGTTCTCGCAGCCTTTGATTTGTGCGTCCATGTCTAGGTCTGTCTTGTGCAGTTCACACTTCCAGCCGCCCGTTTTAAGCGGTGTGCTATGCAAACAAGTACGGCAAGACTTATGACGCGGCATATCGTCGCCATGGCACATACTGTGGAAGTTGCAGTACTTACATTCGTGCCACGCTGGGTCAGATGAAACCTTACTGGCCGGTCTTGGTGAGAAAATGATGCGCTTGGCCTTCTCAATAAACTTCTCGGCTTCGCCCTGATCGTACTCAGTGACAACGCTCGTAATGTCGCGCACACCGGCAGAGGCAGCGGTCAGATAATGTTTCGGCGCATTGAAGAAGTGCATATAGATCTGAGCTTGTGCGTAATACACATAGTCCCAGTTCTTCAACGCTTCAGATTCGTTCTTGATTTTGAGCGACACCAGCTTCTTGTACTTGATGTCGTTAATGACTTTGCATTCCCAGACGTAAAGCGTGTCTGGATCTTGGATCAGGCCCGTAATCAGCCCGTCGCAGTTACCGCGAAAGTGTCCGCCTAGCGACTCAAAGGAGTGCTGAACACCGGGTTCCTTTTCCGTGGAAAGATCTAGCCCCGCTACCTTACGGAGTATGTCTGCAACTACCTGTTCGCCCCGATGCCCATCGTTAATTCGACGTAGCCCAGCGGCCTCAATAAAGCCTCGCTTGACCCAACGGAAATTTAACCACAGTTTGCGGTCACATACATCCCCAATAGCCGATGCCCCTAGATAATTCCTAGGGCGACTTTCTTGCTCGGCTTCCAAGGCAGCGTCAACCGCCTTCAAAGTGGGATCTTCAAAGTCTGGAATCTTAACCATGGCCCCTCCAAAGGGAGGCGTGACACCCGGAAGTAGTGGGGTTGGGCAGAGGTAAATGCCCTCCGGATGCCACGCCTCTTTACTTACTTCTTATGCCGTTCCCAAGGTTTGGGGGCAGCACCCGCAGGAGCCGCCGGAGCAGCCGTTTCCGTCGCCACAGGAGCATTCACCCCGTAGTACGCCGGACGCACTTCCAGCTTGCCTTGCTTGTTCTCTTTGTGCGTGATGATCACTTTCAGCGGCTTGTTGTGCAACTGAACCGAGTCATTCGGCAACGATGAGAAGTTCAAGGCCGAGCAAATGTTGGCCAAGGTCTTACGAGCAATCTTGACCGCCGTCTCGTTCTTGTTGAAGAGGTTCAAACGATCCCAGAACTTGCGACCAACATACTTTGGCCCGAGGATTTCAAACTCCAGCCAGAGGTACTGACCGTCGCCCATCTTAGTATCGCGCATCTCCGAGTTGATGATGTGCATCTGGTACTCGCCAACCGGCAACATTTCCGGTTCGTCATCAACGAGGTGCTCAAAATCAGCAGGATTCAAATTAAGCATTGCCATGTTATTATTCTCCAATCACGTTGTTCATAGAAGTGCCAAGCGCCTCTGCAAACTTGGCGTATTCAAGGGGAAGTTGATCCGGCAACGGCCAGCGGGACTTAGCCTGCCAACCCGGACGCTCTTGGGTGTACAGCACACGATTACCGCTACCGACAGCGCGAGTGACCTTCTGGTTGAAACCCACATCACTTTTCACAGTGCTGTACTGCTGGTTCGCAAACATCAGGATGTCGCACCATTCGCTGATCAGGCTTGCGCTGCCATGATGCAGGTCCAACTGGTAACGGTCATACGGGTCAGCCAGCGGGTCATCAAAACGCTTTACTTGCGTATGAGCCAACAGGATGACTTGCATACTCTTATCGGAACGGAGGTGATCCAGCCCTTCCAGAATCTGCTTCCAGTAATCCGTTGCCGCCTTGTAGCCGCGACCGTAGCCGATGGCGTCGATGGTAGCCACGTTGTTGTCCTTGGCGACACGCTTGTGAACCAGTTGCTCAGCCCAGTCAGCCGAGTCAATCACAACGGTTCCAAAGTCGTGATCTTCCTGAGCCAGTGATCCAATCGCATCCATGATGTCTTCGTACGATTGGCACAGCGGGAAGGCCGTGACGTTAATTGCATCCAATCCTTCTTCGGTCTGAATGAAGACAGGATTCGGTGCTTGGGCGGCGAAAGTGGACTTACCGATACCGTGAGTTCCGTACAGAACAATTCGGGGCGGTCGTGCTACGCCGGTCTTTCTCAAACTTTTAAGTGATATGGCCATCTCAAGCTCCCATTACGATAGATACAGTAGTTTTAGCGGGTTCAACAGTTAAAGCGGGTGACAACACTTTGTAGAGTTGCGGCTCGTTGTTCGCGAGGTACTTGACCCCGGTTACATCCAAGGTTCGCTTTACTGGCCACAACGTCTCAGGAATCTTGCTTGACACTTGGTCAAACAACTCCCAATCAATCTTGCGATTGATACGACCGGTGATCGTGACTTTGTAGCTGCCGACAGCATGGGTTTTGCTGCCTTCCTCTCGTTTGCCTAGTACGGCTACGAGTTCCTCTTCTAGTGCTATCCGTCTTTCTTCGGCTTCGCGTTCAGCTTGCTTAGCCTTGAAAAGATCATCTGC